TTTGGTAAGAAGATCTTTGATAAGGTCATGGAAGCAATGCAACCTGAGTTTGAGGATGAGACTCCAATCAATCCTTTTGACTTCTGGCAGGGTGCTAACTTCAAACTGAAACTGAAGAAGGTTGCAGGTTACTGGAACTATGATTCCTCTGAGTTTGATAAGGTCTCACCACTTTTGGATGATGACGATGCACTGGAAGCATTGTGGCAGAAGCAATATTCACTCTCGTCACTTGTCGCAACAGATCAATTCAAATCCTACGAGGATCTGGAAAAACGTCTGAAGATGGTGCTTGGTGCTAAACCTGCTTCCCGTCGTTATGATGAAGAGACTGATAATGAGGACAACAGTCTTGGTTCTTATAGTCCAGACTTCAATCGTGCAAAGCAAGTAGTTGAATCTGCAGTAGCATCAACACCTGTTGCATCTGCTAGTGAGGATGAAGACGATGCTCTATCTTACTTCCAGAAACTTGCTGAGGAGTAAAATTAAAATAGTCTAATATTGTCAGCAGTTTTCATGGTTTCAGTCTTATATTGACTGGAACCTTTTTTGTATGTCATGAGTTCTTCAAAATCATCTAAGATTATATTTAGATATCTTGGTTTTAATAAGAAAATATTTCTTTTATTATCATTCAATTTTTCTTCATACTGATAGTTTGTAACCTCAACAACAGGATATTGAGTAACCATTCCAGATCCATCATAATAAGTTATACTATATGTTGAAGGCACTTGTAATCCTGCAGGAACTAGTTTTATATTATCACCACTTTTAAGTTCAGTTGTTTCATAATGATGCGATGAATTTAAATTGTCATATGTACCATACTTATTCAAAAGATATGCATCAAAATCATATTGATTCATTGGCCATTCATCTTGAATATTTAAAATATTGTTACTAGTCAATACAATCCAATCTAAATTAGATCTACCATAAACTTTAAATGCAACATTATCAGGTCTGTCATTACCTATAATTTGATACTTAGTAAAAAATGATAAGTTTTGGTAGATATCTTGTCTTAGAGTAATTCTTTTAAATAAATTTTTGACTGGAATATAATCTGATATTAATGCATCAGGAAATCTGCTGACGTATTCAAAATTTGGAACCGTGTCGAAGTAATTTGACATTTTAGAAACCTATTTCTGCGGGAAGATCACCATCACTACCATAGTCATCATTAAATACGGGTTCAAGTTCTTTGAATTGAAGAGACATTTGATATGATGACATTGCTCCATCTTCATAGGGAGCATAGTTCCCTTCAGGAGTATATTGAACACTACATGATAGTAGAGCACACTCTTTAAATTTATTTAAGTAAGGATTTTCTTCGTCACCTTTATCAAGTAGAAGATACTTAATCTTAAATGTATGTGGTGTCTTCAAGAAAAGTCTTGAATCTTCTCTAATTGGTGCCATACCTTGCTTAAAGAATCTAATAATTTTTGCAATCTCATCTGCCTCTAGTTTACTTCTTGGAGACATTTTAAATTGAAAAGTAAATGGTCTCAGTGATGGTCCATTAAATATTAATTCAAGATTTGGATTAAGAATTGTTCCTTGAGTTCTTGAAAATAATGCATTCTCATTGGAACCAATAGCAGCTGCTGCAGCCTTTTGACCGATAAGTTGCTGCATATCCTTATTATTAGTAACTATTTGATTTTTTAAATCACTTAGTTGACCACCAATACCACCACCAGAAGTTGCTGAAGCATCAAGAGCACCTAAAGCAATTCCTGCTGCTGCAAGTTGAAGTGGACCCATGCGGTCATCACCCCAATCACAAGCATTGGAATCAGAAATACCTCCTGGAATTGGTAGAGTAACTGTTCCAATTGTTCTTCCAGATGTCGCACTTCTATCACTAAAACCAAATCCTTGAACTTTCTTTGGTTCATATTTTAGCATATCAAATTTAATGATATGCTGATTTTGATCTCTAGTTATAGGATAATTTAATGGAGTAGATCCAAAATTCTCTCTTGTTCCCGCTTTATTTTTCGGAGGTTCGGCACTTGGTCTTGAAGTATCTCCTACTTCACCTTCATCATTTGCATTATTTCCAGAACCACCACCAAGTATCTCTTGATTTTTTCTACCAGCATCTGTAAGTCCCCCACCAGTAGCATCTGCTTCATTTTTTCGAACTACATCTCCAGCATCTTTAGTTTGATTTTTTACTGATTTTGTTAGTTGTGAGTCTGGATTATTTAAATCTCGTCTTTCTGCTGATGTTGCATTAGATGATACTGTATTACTTGTTATTTTACCATCCTTATTAACTGTTGCTTCCTGAACTTTTACACCATTATTTCCTTGTGCATCAGTTCTGAAAGTCTCTCTCTTTAGACTACCATCACTAAGACTAGTAACTTCTGTTTTATAGTAATTATCGACACCTTTTAATGAAGCTCTTCCTTGCTTTTCAGAGACTGTTACTTTAGCTACCTTGCTATTTGCTGACGCCATTACAGACTATCTTTTTTCTATTTAGTAAGTATCTTTACGAAGTGCATAAGGTATAGAAAGCAAGTCTCCTAGTTCTTCATAGTCAACAATATAAAGTTGACCTGCTACTTCATTCCAAGTATAATTTCTATACTTACCTAGATGAAAGTTTATTCCACGAAACCCCCAACGGAGCACTTCTGTGCAGGCAATCAATGGGTGTTGATCATATATTATGCGAGGTGTCTTTGCATTATAAACAAAAGTATAAAACTTTCCTGCATCTGGTATAGGAGTAACAGTATCATTTAATACTCCCATGATCTCAAGCATCATCTCTTCTTGATCATTCGTTTTATTATTGAGATCTGGAATGAGCTGTTTGATACGGTTCGTTATATTGAGATTTTCATTTGCTTCCCTCTGTTCAGCAAGTTTTCTTCTCTGTGATTGAAGTAGAGTTTCTCTTTTTACCATTAGTTGATACCGAGTTCGTCCTCTGTGATGATCTTAAAATTAATTCTTCTATCCTCACAAAACTCAACTGCTGCTTTCCACTTTGCTTGATTGACTGCATAGGTCTTACACTCATAGATGTATGACTTAGTAACTCTTGACCTTTTCTTAGGTTCTATAGTTTGTCTTTTTGGTTTTACTTCAATCACATAAGTCTTAATCTGTCCCGTATTTTCCTGCACTTTGATGATAAAGTCTGGAAAGTAACGATGAACTCTTTTATCTATTGGTGAGATGTATGGTATGTAAAATTCTTCACTACCCCACTCAAGAATGTTTTCATTTAGATCACAGTAATGACAAAACCTACGTTCCCAACTACTACGGCATATGATATTGTTAGCATTGCCTTTATATTTCTTTGGAAATGATGGTTTGTATTTACTTTTAATACTTTCGGCCATACATAATATATAAGGTTAAAAATTATTTATAGATGTCAATATCAGTCGATAAGATTAAATCAAATCTTTTAAGACCATCACTATCTTCTTATTTTGGTGTTCAAATACCTCTACCTCAAGGTGCAGAACTGAGATCAAAGTTGCAACAAATTCTTGGTGCAGATCAAGAAAAATTAAACCTACTTTGCTCTGAGACATCTCTCCCAGGATCTCAATTGACAACTATGGATATTAATAATGATAGAACAGGTGTGACGGAGAAGCACGCATATCGTAGAATGTTTGATGATAGAATTGACTTCACATTTTATGTTGATGCAGACAAGTATCTTCCAATTAGATTTTTTGAAACCTGGATGAAAGGTATTATGAATGAAGATGAAAAATCTGTAAATGTTAATTATCATTACAGACCCAAATATCCAGACGAATATATGGCTGAGCAAGGGCTTAAGGTCTTTAAGTTTGAGAGGGATTATAAACAAGTTTTAACTTATGAATTTGTCAGATCTTTTCCACTGAGTATTTCTTCAATGCCAGTATCATATAGTGGTAATGATTTATTAAAATGTACTGTTTCTATGTCATACATTAGGTATATTCAAACTGGACCTGTTGGACTTTCTGTAGTTACTGATAATGATGAACCAGATCCGGGATCATTTAGTAATCCCAATTCAATTTTAAGTAGAGCAATCGATTCTATTAATTCCCTAAATCCTTTGACAAACTTACTTCGTTAATACACCATCTAAATAACAATACTGAAATACATCTATAAGACATTATGCCTTTACCAAAGATTGCAACACCAACATATGAGTTGGAATTACCTTCAACTGGAGAATCAATTCAGTTCAGACCTTTCCTAGTAAAAGAAGAAAAAGTTCTTGTTCTTGCACTAGAGAGTGAGGATACAAAGCAAATTACAACTGCAATCAAAGCAGTCATTAAAAGTTGTGTTCAGACAAAAGGAATTAAAGTCGAAACACTTCCTACATTTGATATTGAGTTTTTATTCTTAAACATCAGAGGAAAGTCTGTTGGTGAAAAGATTGAATTAAATATCATTTGCCCTGATGATGAAACCACAGAAGTTCCTGTAAGTATTGACCTAGATGAAATTCGTGTTCAAAAAAATGATGAGCACACTAGGCAAATTAAAATTGATGATACACTTATGATGGAGATGAAGTATCCATCTCTTGATCAATTTATTAAGAACAACTTTGATTTTGAAAATAAGAATGCAATGGATCAATCATTTGATTTAATTGCATCTTGTGTTGATAAAATTTATTCTGAAGATGATGTATGGGCAGCAGATGATTGCACTAAGAAAGAACTCAAAGACTTCTTAGAGCAGATGAATTCAT